GGTTTGAGCTACCTCTTGTGTAGCTCTTTTTTTAGGTGTATAGTACAGTTATATGTAGAGGTGTAGATATGCAAACAGAGTTAGTTGTAGAGAAGGTCAGTTTACCCAAGCCTCGTGTGGTGTATGCGTACCCGTATGAGGAGATGGAGGTGGGGGATAGTTTTGTGGTGCCTGTCAGTCACAGGCAGCAGGTATATAACGCCAACTGTAGGGCGACCAAGAGGTTGGGTTATAAGTTTACGAGTAGGACTGAGGGTGAGTTTGTAAGAGTCTGGAGGACAGAGTAAATGGATAAGTTTGTCATAGAGGGTAATCACAGAGAGACGGCAACAGACCTGTTGGACCAGTACATGGTTTGGAGGTTGAAGGACATTATTGAGGACTGCAGTTCTTTTGGGGAGCTGGAGGACATCACGCTGTCTTGCAGGGTTTTATTAAGGTTCATGGGTGAAAGTATTGACTGAGCTTCTTTGGACGACTGAGGACGATTTAAGGGCACTCTGTAGGGAGCTTTGGATACGTCTTTGTGTGTCAGAGGCGATGACAGAACAAGTAGCACAAGAGGCAATGGAAAATGGGTACAGAGAAGGATATGCAAGAGCAGTTATACAAATCTCGTCTCAGGCTCAAGTGGGAGATGCAAAAAGCCATCTCTTGCATTAGCAAGGTGAGCAAGAGGAAGTTGGCTGCTGAGTGGAAAGACAAGTACTCAGACATCTTTTACCAAGAGCTGATTAACTGTGCGAGGAACAAGGGTGTCAGGGCTGAGATAGCCAACTGGTCAACAGAAAGAATGGGCAAGCCTGATGAACTTTAATTTAAAGAACTTCTACAAGTTTTGTAGTGAGTTAAAGATTGAGACCAAGGAAGAGGGTCTCAAGAAGATGGGTAACCTCCTGGGGACACAAACGTATGTGATGGAGGAGATGACCAAGGGGTTGGAAGATGACGTTCATTTCTTTGTTATTCTCAAGGGTCGTCAGTTGGGGATTACGACTGTTAGCTTGGCCCTTGATTTGTATTGGCAGTTCACTCACCCTGGTTGGCAGGGCACTCTTGTGGCTGACACAGAAGAGAACAGAGACATGTTCAGGTCTACGCTTGCCATGTACATGGAAGGTTTACCCAAGGAGTACAAGATACCTTTGGTGGCCCACAATAGAAACCAAATGGTGCTCAAGAATCGAAGCAGGATTTTCTACCAGATTGCTGGTAACAAATCTCGATTGGGGCAAGGCAAGGCTATCACTTACTTGCACGGGACTGAAACAGCCTCTTGGGGTAACGAGGAAGGCTTAGCTTCCTTGATTGCTTCTCTTGCTGAGAAGAACCCTGAGAGACTCTACATGTTTGAGAGTACGGCTCAGGGTTTTAATATGTTCCACGACATGTACAAGACGGCTAAGAGGGCCAAGACCCAGAGAGCTATCTTCTGTGGATGGTGGAGAAACGAGTTCTATTCTGTTCCTGGCGACTCCCAAATCTACAAGGTTTACTGGGATGGGAAGTTGACTGGGGAAGAGAAAGAATGGGTCAAGGAGATTAAGAAGCTCTACGGGGTAGAGATTAACTCCAGACAGATAGCTTGGTGGAGATGGAAGATGGCTGAGGGCATCAAAGATGAGAGCTTGATGTATCAGGAGTTTCCTCCTACTGAAGACTATGCGTTTGTGATGACAGGGACATCTTTCTTTTCTAACTCACGCTGTACAGAAGCAGCGAAACTCAGCAAGAAGGTTTTGTATGACGGCTACCGTTACGTTTTCGGTCAAATGTTCCAAGACACCGATGTGCTCAAATCCACAGAACGACTGTCCACTCTTAAAATTTGGGAAGAACCCGTGGACACAGCTTACTATGTTATTGGAGCCGACCCTGCCTACGGAAGCTCAGACTGGGCCGACAGATTTTGCATACAAGTGTTCAGATGCTATGCTGACGGTCTTGACCAAGTAGCAGAGTTTGCTACCAGCGAGATGAACACTTACCAGTTTGCGTGGGTCATTGCCCACCTCGGTGGTGCTTACAAGAACTCAACGCTTAACCTTGAGATTAACGGTCCAGGTCAGGCTGTCATCAATGAGATGAAGAACTTGAAACGTCAGGCTGCCAATACAGGTGGAGAGTTAGGTAGAGGCTTAGAAGACGTACTAGGCTCCATGACCAACTACATTTGGAGAAGGAATGATTCCATGTCTGGTCCAGGCAACTCTATGTACTGGTTGACCACTGCCAGTTCTAAAGAACGCATGATGAACTACATGAAAGATTATTTTGAGCGTGGCATGATGAACATTGTCTCTATGGATACTCTTGACGAAATGAAGAGCATTGTCAGGGAAGATGGTTTCATTGGTGCCCCTGGAAGGGGTAAAGATGACCGAGTCATTGCTTGTGCACTGGCTGTGGCTGCTTATGCAGAGCAGTTGCAACCTAGACTACTTCAGATGAAAATCACCAGAGAGGTCTCAAAAGCACAAGAGATTATGAGTCCTGAAGAAATAGCCGTGGGTAAAAACGTCTCTAACTATTTGAAATACATAGGTATTTATGGTTCCGAAAAACGCCCCCCTCCCCAAGTCTGAACTCAAGCGTCAAATCAAGAAGTTCCTAGAAGACCTTGACCGTGGCATCAGCATCAAGAGCTTTGCTGAACTCTGTGGCATCTCTGCTCAACACTTGAAGGATGTCTTCAAGTACGAAACAGAACCCCTGACAGAAAACGTGCAGATACGGGTCAACAAAGGCTATGACGCTTGGAAGAGAGGCGTTGTGAGGGTCATGAAGAGGCGGGATAACACAAGGTACGTTGACTATCGAAAAGAGGCGTATAGCCCCTATATGCCCAGTAACAAATTGGTGCTCACCAGAGAAGGTATCAAGCTCAAGGTGGGTATGGCAAACCGTCACGACTACAGTGACAAAAACTTAGATGAAAGAGGGTAACAACATGGCAATTCTTAGAGACTACTACTGCGAAAACCACGGCATATTTGAGGCTTGGGAGCCTAACTGCCCCATGAAACACTGTAAAGGTGCCATCTCAATCATTCACTTAAAACCTGTTGGCATGAAATCTGACAAAACAAAAAAGGCAGATAGCACCCTAAAAGGACTTGCACAAGACTTCCAAATGACGGATATTAAGAGCACACGAGCTGGTGAACACCAGACGGGTTACCTCACGAGAAACAACAAGCTCACGCAACAAGAACTAGATTTTGTGGCGGGTGCTGAGGCTGAGAAAGAGCGTCAGATATTGGCTCAAGGTCCTAAAGAGCCAAGACCTGGGGACGCAGCCATGTGGGGTGCCCAAGGGGGCATCAGCATGAAGAGCGTGATGGGCGGTCAATTCAGGCCCGTCAGAGACGAAGCCGTGAGTATTTTGCCCAGTCAAGCCTCGCCAACTGGTAAACTTAGTGGTCCAATAGCGGGTAATGGGTCTATGCGAGACCATGAAAATTTACAGGTGCCTAAATGAGAATTCCCAGTAATGACTTAGACAGAGAAGAGTTTTACCTTGACCTCATCCGCAAATGCCTCGTCTCCAGAGAGGAAAGAAAGACGGACTATCAGAACTTACGTTCTTGGTATCTGTTTGGCAATGGCCCTAGCCAAGCCCCTGCTATCTACAACAAAATCTTTCCTCATCTCGACCAGCTCACCTCCTTCCTCTACTCAGCAGAAACCACAAGATTCTCCATTAACACAGGAGCTGCTGTACCTGATGCTGAACAACTTAAAGTACCTACACTCACCCGTGCTCTCAATGATGAGTGGCTAAATAGCAACGCTGACCAAGTATTTTCCACTGCCACCACCTGGGCACTGGTTTACAACTCAGCCTTTGTCAAACTCATCATGAGAAATGGGGAAGCCCACCCCTACATGGTAGAACCCCAGTGTATTGGTGTCTTGCGTGAAGACACCACCTACACCGACAGACAAGAAGCCCTGGTTCACACTTACTACATCACCAAGTCAGAGCTGTACGACCGCCTGTACAACCACCCCAACAGGGAAGCCATTGTCAAACGACTCTCTGTCTCTGTTCACGAACGTACTGAGATAGCCAATGGCATGGAACGTATCCTAATGTCTCAAACAAATCCCCAGTTGTACGGTAATGTGAACCTCGACTTGTCTGGTCAAAACCGTTACAAAGCGATGGTTGGAGAAGATACAGTAGAGATGACAGAGCTTTGGGTGTGGAATGACGAGACCCAAGACTACCAAGTCATTACAAAAGCAGACCCAGACGTGATTATTTATG